ACATTATCCATGAGTCCCCATGCAACGTATTATAAATTCCACACGGCATCCCACCAGTTTTGAACCCCCATATCTTCCCAAACATATGCGTTAGTCTAACTACAATCGTTCGAATCAAGAACCTCGTTATTTTTTTTCTCATCTCGTAATCTGGCCCTGTGGGTATATCATAAACCAGTCCGAAGGAGAAATATAAATCAATAAATCTCTCCCACACCGATTGGTCAAAGTTTTCTACATCCCCTTCCACCAGGATGTGGAGCCATTCATTCAATATGTCAATTTTTAATTTCTTCGCTATTTCATCCATCCCTCCATTGCTCCATTTCATCCCAACACATATTGGCCCTCTTCTTTCAAGCATCATTCTAAGCTCACTCACCATCCTCTCCATCAGAATAAATATAGAACTGGGGATCACAAAGAGTCGGCATTTATGTCGCCAAGCAGCATAAGCAACAGGGTCATACTGTTTGTCTTTGGAATAGTAAACTTCGTTTTTTCCTGTATTATTAAATGCAATGAATAAGTCGATCGCTTCTTCATCAGTCAACCAATCAAGAATGCTCATCACGTCAGCTTCGAAGATTTCTGCTTTTTTTTTTGCTCCTACTTTTAAGGGGACTGCACCCTGTATTACAAATTCTTCGACAATATTAAGTCCTGCTGAGGTCCCTAGGTTAGACTCTTGTAGCCCATCAAATGTTACCACCGGACTTAAGGTTCCCCATTTTTCTCTCGTACCAATGTGATGATACAATAATTCAATTGCATGGTTCATCCCTTTCATCGCTACCATTGTACTACTACCTGGGGTCTGCACAGGGCGAATCTGTTTCAATACTGCATCTGCCCACTTATTAGGGTAAAGATCCGCCAAAGCAGATACAGCATGAAGCTTTCCACACGTCCTTCCAAAGGCTGCATTATACATCGAATAATATTTCGCCAGTGCCATACTCTGGAGAGATGGGATCCCGTTTTTTTTATAGAACCAAGTATTATGGCAGTTGCACTTATCTCCATGCGTACATGCTTTCCATTCTGGTTGTTCAGGCATGTAACTCGGGTCGTCCACCCAAATCTCTCTAGGCCACCTTCTTTTTTGCTTCGGAGTGAACGGCTCAACACACAATTTCTCAAAATGTCTCGCATCAGCCTCCTTAAAAATCTTTTTTACTAAGGGTGAAGGCATAACGAGATCAACCGAGCTAGGAAATATTGCGTGCCTCAATTGCGTGGAAGTCATAACAAAATCCTGCTGTGGAGGTATCCTTGATACAAATCGATCAACCTCAAAATCTCCATCATAGGGCATAATTTGTCCCTGCTCCATTCTATATTTACTGAGGAGATCGGCTGAGAAATCTTGACACGACCTCTTTACACTAGTTGACTCAACATTCAATTCATAAGTGTATCCCTTGAACTGATTCAACCCTATAGCCATTATCCTACAGAGGCAACTCATGTGATTAGATTTCTCACAGTCAGGCACAACTCTCGATCTATCAAATTCGAAATAGTCATTAATGTACTTCCCATTTTGTCGAAAAACGTATTTTATCATACTAAAATGGATATAGTGTAAATGACGAATATGGGGCTGCAACAAGTACAACGGGCCACGTGATGTACGTAGCGCTATTGGACAGAGAGT